TTTGGTACTCCCAAGGTGTTGTTGCCGTGTATGCCATTAGTTCTCCTTAGTGAACTTACTGATGAGGCTAGGTTGCCCTAGCCCCACCCGTCAATCAACTAAAGTTGATTATCCGTTTGTCGCAGCAGACTGGATCTGGTAAAGAGCCGCTGTACGAAGGATGTTGAAGCCACCGAAGTAGTACCAACCGATGGTGTGGTAACGACGGAGTGCGTCAATCTGTGGACCGACAACTGTTGAGATGTCCTGTCCCTGAGCTTCTGCAAGTGCTTCACGACCAGCAATAACCGCCTTATAGACGTTGACTGATCCTGAGTTAGCAGCGTAAGGCACACGAGGTGTTTCAACTACGAACGCACCTTCGATTACGCCAACTGCACCAGCCACGAATGGTGTGCGGTCAACGTACTGTGTGAGAGCCTGGAATCCACCTGTACCAGTTTCAGCACGGAGGTCGGCTGTCTGACGTGGGTGTAGGTAAGCTGCGTAGAGTTCACCAATACGAGGCAAAGCCTTGTTTGTGCGAAGTTCTGTAACAGCCTCACGGATGTCCTGAACAGAAATCTTCATTGCTGAAGTAATTGTGTTCGTTGATGTTGCTGTTCCTGCGTAGACAATGTTAGTGCCTGATGTAAGAACTGAAGCAACTACAGCATCAATAGAGTCTGCAGCGTTGTAAGCGATGATGTCAGCGAGTGCTGTATCAACATCGTTGAAAGAAGTGAGGTTCAACTTCTTTGTTGTTGTTACTGCTGAACCGTATTCGTTCAGTGTAACGGTAATCTGGTTTGGATTACCAAGAGCAATAGAAGATACATCTGAAGATTCTGTCAATGTAGAAGTAGCCTGAGCTAGGTCTGAATAGATTGAGAATACAACTGATGAACCTGGCATTGCTTGCTGTACTGGCTTGACATCTGCAAGAGCGCGCATTACTGGAATGCTACGAAGTGCCATACGAACGTACTGATCGTACGCTGTTTGGACTAGGTTGCTAATTGCGGATGTGCCGGTAAGCGTACCTGTTGGAATTGCCATTTAGGTTTGCCTTTCGGTTAGTTGGTTAGAGTCCAGACTGTCTAATTACTTCGTCCAGTTCTTCCTTGCTGTTAGCAGACATAAGGCGACGCATAATGTCATCGTGTGAATCAGGAGTTAAACCCTGATCTGTAACATTATTCATCTTCTTGTACGCTGCAGCTTGGGCTGGATCGACGACAGGCTGGTTGGAATCAGTGGCTGTAAAACCGAAAACGTCTCCGTTATCGTCTAGCCACTTAGACAAAGACTCCTCAGTTGGGTCTAAGTCCGATGGAATAAATTTAGCAATCTTGCCATTTACTCCGCGAGATTCAAGGACGTCCTTAATGGCTCGTTCTCTCTGCGCTTTTGAAAGTCCCTCGAACTGAACTTTAAGGTCAGCGAGTTCTTTTTCCTTTTGCTTATTTGCTTTACGCAACTGTTTGACGAGATCATTTGATGTATCACTTGTAGTGATATCGTCTTCGTCATCCTCATACTCGAAATTGGACATAGTCCATCTCCCATTCATTAGTTAATCGCGGACCTCATATGGTTCTGGGGATTACCCATATGGCTTCCACTACTGGATTTACTACACTCCAACGCACCAGTCGTCTCGTTGGCAGGCTTTAATTAGTAGGAACCAGCTCCTGGCTGTCCTAACATATAGTTTGATACTGGGCGGTCACGGTTAAGTGAGCCGACACCTGATGAACCACTGAACTGTGCAGTCTCAAGTGATGTTAACTTCTTGCGCTTAGCAGTTGCTGCTGCTGAGCCTGCAGTATTAAATACTTCTGCTTCTGCTGTTCCCTGTGTGTATGGTGTCTGACCATAAATATCAGCAAGTTGTGAACCACGTGGCACCATCTCAGCCACATTTGCATAACCCTGTTGTGCTTGAGCCTTAGTAATGCCTTGTCCTGCTAAAGATTCTGCAGTACCTCCATTAGCCTGTAGGCCTTGGGCAAGGGCTGCGCCACCAATTTCTGCTGCTGTTACCTTGCGGTGAATGTTGTCAAGGCCATTCTTAGGATCAAGTGTATAAGCAAGGATATCTGCATTGTTAATATCAGGATAGAACTGACGTAGCGCCTTGAGAACTTCTGGATTAGAGTTAATAACTCTTTGCTGTGCTGTAGCAATACGGTCTTCTAGTTCAGATGCTGATACATCACTAGCAAGAAGTTTTTGGAATCCTGATTGTGTACCAGTAGAATCTGGTGTGTAATAAGAATTTGGAAGTCCATAGTTACGCATAACATTTTGGTACTGGTCTTCAAGTCCAATATATTCTGCTGGAGTAAGTGCGCGAAGTCCTGACTTAATGCGGTCTTGGTTTGCAGCAAAACGTTTTTTATACGCATCTGTATTTTGTAGTTCAATCGCAAATTGAGAAGGTGATACGTTTGATTGAATCAAACCTTTAATACCTTCTACCAAACTACCTAGTCCATATTTATTAAACTCGTTATAGAGAAGGTCATAAGCAGACTGACGCTCTTGAAGTTTTGCATCTTCTTGCGCTTGCAACTGTTGTTTAAGAAGAAGGTCACCAAGAGTTGGACCTGTGCCTGTAGGGCCAGTAGGACCTGTAGGGTTGGTAGGACCTGTTGGGCCAGTAGGTCCGCTAGGTTCTACTGGGCCACGCATTAACTCTTCTACATATCCAGGGTTTGCTTCATAGAAAGGTTGATTAGATGCTTCTTCTGCTTTACGGAAATTACCAGGACTAAAAGTTGCCGGTACTTCTGAAAGGGCTTCATTAGGATTGTATGAAAGTCCTGTAAGCGGATTATATGATACTGCCATCAGTTACCCCATAAATCCGAAGTCTTTGAGCACCTGTTGTGCTGCACTTGAGACTTCACTTTTAGCTTGGTTTGTGTACTGCCAGCGATTATCCTTACGGAGTTGGCGCTCAAAATCATAGAGAGGAATTTCTTTATCTGATGTAATTGCAGAACGCAATGTTGGATCATTAAGAGTAATAGTCTCTGGGTTAATTTCTAGTGTACTAGCCATAAGATTCTTATATGGTGTATAGATTGCCTCAAGGTCTACGCCATTATCAATAAGTTTTTTAACATTATCTGGCATACCAATTTTGGCAGTATCTCTAATCAAACGCTTATAGGTATCAATAGATTCACCTTTATTAACAGATGAAACCCAATCGCCAATTTGAGAACCAAATGCTTTCTGCAAATCAATTCCATTTGCAGCGGCTGTTTTTGTGAGCGTAGCAAGAGTATCCCCTGCTGCTCCTTTAAGCCCTGTAGCCCCAAACTTAAACTTGCTTTTAACAAAATTATTAAATGTATCTTTAGACTGGTCTAGTCCTTTATCGTATGCTTCTTGAGCAGCAGTAGCAATAATATCATCGCCAATAGTTGCTCCTGCTTCAAAAGCAGATTGTTTAATAGCATCTTTAATTGCTTTAAGGTTTTGACCATAGGCTGTAACTTGTTCAACTTTGGCTACTTTTTCTGGGTCACCAGCTGCTGCGCTAATAGCAGCATCATAAATTTTCTTTTCACTACTACGCTTAACTAATACTGGGTCAGTAAGCGCTATGTTTTGTGCTTCCGCTTGAAGAGTTTTATCAGCATTGATAGTATCTGTAAGCCACTGTGTCTCATCAAGACCGCTGATAGACGAGACTACATTCTTGCCATTAACAACTTTTACTGTTTGCTCACCAGGGTTAGCTCTTTGTGCATCCTGAAGTTTAGGAATCCAAATTTTAAGTTCAGCATTTGTTGCATCGCGCTTAAGTAATGTTTGAAAGACATCATTGATTTTTGCTTTTGCTTGAGTATTACCATATACACTAGGATAAAGAGTAGTAGGAAGTTTAGCTCCAGTAGTTACTGGTGTTGTAGAAATCTTGCTGAGTTTATCTGCAAGAATTGCAAAAGGATCAGTTACCTGTTTAGGTGTTGGTACAGTAGGTAACGTCATTACAAGCCTTTCCTAAGGTCATCTTTTTCAAGAATGCGTGTATACACTCTATTGAAAGTAACATCTTTATCAATAAGTAATCCAGTAAATGTATCCCAAACTTCTTTGAGATCTGTATTTGCTTTGTTGTCCAAAGAATGAGACTTACGCTTAGCAAGTACATCAACAAGCATTTGGCGTCCTTTAAGATACTCAGACATAGTTTGTATATCTGGACGATTAGCAAGGCGTGGGTCTTGTGTTGCCTTCTGTGCAAACTTTAGGAAGTTCATTACTTTGCCAGTATCCATCTTGCCACGAACTTCAGCCCAGTCTGGGTTTGATTGTTCTATGCTAGTAACAAAAGCATCTTTTGCTGCCTTAAGGTCTTCAGCACCTTTAGCCTGCAAGCTGGTAAGACCACGCTTGATGCGAATTGATTCAATCAAATCCATACCCTTGTTGTAAAGAGTCCAGCCTTTATTAGCATTGGTTTCTTTAATAGCAGATAATGGGTCTTGAGATTCACGCATTTTAGTAGGACTGCCAGGTGCTACTGGTGTCTCGCGTTGGACTTGATAAACAGTAGGGGAAAATTCTCCAGCATTTGCATCACCAACAACAAACCAACCATATTGAGGGTTTGAGGCAATCAAATCTGAATATTGTTTTGTACGCTTATTAGCCTCTACTGTTGCTGCAATACCAGTATTATTCTTTGAAAGGTTAGTTGTAAAGATAAAGTACTTATCTCCATACTTATCATAGAAGTTCTTAGCAGCATTCTCAGGATCTTCTTGACGCATACGGTGGTACTCATCAATATAGAACTGATACGGAGAACGAGTATTGGTTGCAAAAGGAAGTGTCAATCGAGTTGCAATTTCAAGGGCAAGAATCTTCTTTACCTTGTCATTGATTTCTTTAGCAGTTGGCGGTGTATCGCGCTCGCCCATATCATACTTATGGTTTTCTTCCATAGCAATAAGCACTGTTGCGCTTTTACGCACTGGGTTGTTCTCATCAAATAAAGCCATAGCACGTCGTGCTGCTGAAGACTGAATAAGCAAATCTTGCCATCCAGTTCCATCTGCTCCATAAGGAAGAATTTGCTTTACTAAGCTATTCTTTTCTAAGCCATCAACACGCTTAAGAAGTTTAGACATTGGGTACTGTACGAACCAACCTGCGCCTGGGTTCCACCACGCTCCACCTTGGAAGATAAGGTTAAGTGATGGCTTTGGAATTGCAAGTGGTCGGTCACCTAGACCAAGACGCTTACCCCAAGAGCCAGGGATATTGATGTAACTAATGCCGTCACGCTCTTCAGTAATACCTGTACGGTCTGGAGAAGCATATGTTGTTTGCAGCTTACGGAAAACAGATGGGTCATCTAGGATCATACGACCCCACTTTTCAGTAACGTCAGCCCAAGCTCCAAAGAATGGGAATACATACTTGAGCATATGTGCTGCATCAACACGCTCTGATGTATCGTAAAGAGTGCGGCGCATCTCTGCTCTTGCCCATTGACGGGCTTGGTACTCAACCTTGCGAATATATTCTGCTGGAATATCTTTACCTGGATAAGTAGCAATAGCGTTTTCAACAGATGCAACCATACGCTTGCGATATAAGTCAACGAATAACGGGTTACGCACTAACTGTGCTTCTGGAATTTCACCCATTATGTTATAGAAATGGTTAAGGAAATTAGAAAGTCCACGAGAAACTGCTGAAGTTCCATTAGCCAAAGCAACTTGAGCGCCGTTTACATCTGGGCGATTATTACCGGCTGTACCAAAATACTTCTTAAGGTCTTCAGATGTAAGATTGCGCTTTGAGGCAATAGCCTTAAGTTGTGGACTAATCCAATTAGGGAAAAGCGATTCTACGTTTTGCATATTTGCTTCAACGATAGATTCTACATCACGGCCTAGTGCTAAATTTTGAAGAATCTTGCGACCATCATCTGTCTTAAGAAGGAAATTTTGCGCTTCTTTAACAACCTGCTCACGAGGTTTATTCTGTAATAGGATTGATGTTAACTTAGAGTTACGAACTTGGCGGTTAATTACACGCAGGTAAGAATCTTCCCATTGTGGATCATTACCCTTGACAATAACAAAGTCACCATTGGTTTCAAAAGCATTGCGAAGTTGCTTGCTGCTTTCTCCAAAGTGACTATCAACAATTTGAGCAGCATTGTTAATAAACTTATCTTGGATATATTGAGCCTTCTCAGCTGTTGCACCTAGTGCATCTTCATAGGTAATAAGTTCATTACCCACTTGAATCTGATTTAGACCTACACCAAACTTATCAACCATCTTGCGGCTTCCATCAAGCATACCGTCAATTTCTGCAATTTGACGCTCAACAGCTGAAGCATCATCTGCCACATTTAGACTTGCTTGAAGTTGAGCCTTGTATGTTTCAAGCTTAACTCTATTAGACCAGTCAAACATATCTTTTGCAGTTGCTGACTTAAAGCGAGTACCAATAGTATTTTTTACAGCAGTACCAGCACGAGCAAGAATTGCCATAGGTCCTGCAACCTGCATAATGCGAAGCATACCTTCGCCTACGTTACGCACTGGGTAACCAAGACGAGCAAGAACTTCAAACTTGATGATTGAATCCAGGCCATCTGTAAGTTCATTGGTAATCTGTCCGGCTTGTAGTCGACCACGACCAAGAGTACGTAGTACTGGACCTTGCTTCTCAAAGCGCTGAGCGCGTGTGTACTTGTTAAGAGCACGATACATAGAGTCAACATCAAGCGTTGGAAGTTGTTTAACTAATTGAGTTTCATTCAAAGGTAGCGGAACTACGAGTGATGTGCCATCAAGGCCCATAATAGGTGTAATCTTTCCACCAACAGGGCCACCGGTTACTGGGTCAATAGCTGCCGTGTAAGCGCGTTCACGAATAAGGTTATGTGCCTTAGCGCGACCATCTGAAAACATAGCCCAAGCGCTGCGAACCTCATCGGTATTGTAACCAAACTGGCGAGCGACTGTATTAAATAGTTCTTGTTCAATTTCTTGATACACATTTGCGCGTTGTGTTGGGTCAAGTGCTGAAATGTACTTATTAAAGAGTTCATTTTTACGATCAACTGTAAAGGTGGCAGTCTTAAGGTCTTCTTTGATTGAGTTGCGCTGGTTAACCAAGACTTCACGCTCGGCTTCATCCTTAACGCCAGCCTTTAGTTGATTATCAATCTGTTCAATTTTCCCATTATAGAAATCTATACGTTGATCATTGATACCACGAACACGGCTAAGCATATTATCAAGGGTTTGAACAGACTGATTATCAGTAAAATCAATCCAACCTTTAGGGCGCTTATAGGCAAAACCAGAAAGCAAGCGAACTGGGTATGCAGCATAAGCTGCACCTAGTCCACCTTTGCCACGAATGTCAATAAATGCTTGACTATTAGAAATTTCACGGCGAACACTTGAAAGAAAATCTAACGCAGGGACTTGCTTAGGGCTAAGAGAGCCTTCAACGCTTAAAGATTTGTAGTTATCTGCAAGTTCTTTTTCATATTGTGCTGCAAGGTCTAGGTTCTTTTGAAGGTTTTCACCAGAGTTAACAAGATCCATAGTCAACTGACCAGTTGCTTTATCTACTGCTGAACCTAAATGCTTTGCTTCTGCAATTTCATCTTGAAGATTACCAATCTTAGATGCAATCATCTTATTATCGTTCATTAAACGAACTGCTGCATCTGGGTCGCCCATTGCCCATAGGACAATATCTGACTTAGTCTGGTGACGAAGAGTTTTATCTTCAATCTTATTAGCATCAGCTAGTACTTCAGCAAATGAACCTGGGTTAGAAGATTCACGAATGGCCTTAACGCGGAATAAATCCGCTGCTTCCATACCGTCAGTCTTAGTAACAAATTGATTAAAATTCGCTTTAACACGATTTGCTGTAAGACCTGTCTTTTCTCCAGCAAGAATTGACTTAAGTTCAGTAATACCCTTTACTGCAACGCCTGCAACCTTATATGCTTTGACTGCTTTACCGGCAAGAATAGTTGGGTCAATAGTAAATCGAGCAACAACGTCTGCGCCCCACGATGTAAAGCGCCCTACATTCTGTTGACGAAATGCTTTATCTGCTTGAGCAGGATCATAGATATTAAAATCTGGCGCAGCAAATGCAAGGTGCTCTTTAAGGCCTTCTTTAGGAAGACCTACTTTGCCACCTGTTAAATCCTTTAGACCAGTATCAAGTTGCTGCAATGGATTGCCAACTGCTTTTGCTATGAAAGCGCGACCAGGTGAAATTTGACGTGCCGCATCCCAAGATTTTGTAAGATTTTCTGGAGTTAAACCTTTACGTAATGGGTTATTTTTATCGTCAAGAAGTAATGCAAATGATGCTGCTTGTGCAGAAAAATTATAGGCTGTTTCCATACCATTAAGTACTTTGGTAAAGAAAGAACTTTGTGGTTTAGGTTGAACACCACCTACAGTAAGAGGCCCAGTAGGGGTCGGCATTAAAGCGGTTGCCGTTGCTGAAGTTATTGGCTTAAGGGCAGGAGTTGGCGCAGGGACTGGTTGCATTAAATACTGCATTGCATCTATATGAGCGCTGGCAGGAACTGATTTTCCATAATCAGCAGTTACAGCAAGAGATGAAGGTACGGGTCCATTATTGTAATGGTCATTAAAAGCACCCATAACGTCAAAAGCCGAAGGGTTCTTTTCTGTCATAGAAGATTAGCCCTTAGCACTCTCACATAGTTACGAAATGCTTGAGAAGAATCTGGCTGTGATGCTGCATCTTCAAGCGCTGGAAGGTATGAAAGTAAACGTGTTTTATCTTCAGGAGTATCTTGTGATTGATTCATCATCAATACCTCTGGTCCCGCACCTGGTCCTATAGCAGTACCGTGTGTTACTGGCTCATTAGGACGTTGCGTTGGTTCATACAATCCTGTAGTTGAAGCTTGCGATACAGGAACTTGTGGGGCTTGTGAAAGCATTGGATTTTTTGGTGCTGTTGCTAGCGGAGCGCCGGACTTGGCTGCATCATATGCAACACCTTCGCCATAAGCATCTGGCTTGTATTGCAAATCCGTACGCTTAGCGTATGGTCCAGGACCAGATACACCCTGCATAGGGTTCTTAGCGTCTTCAAGCGCCATCTGTATCCTCCTGAATAGTTTCTAAATCTGTAGCAAAGTCTTCCCAGACTTTATTTAATTCTGTTGCTCGGTTAGCATTATAGATAGATAACTCTAATAAATCTTCTGTGGCTGCTGTAAATACTTGCATTATGTTATATACAAGTTCCGCGCCTACTACTAAGAAGTCAGCAAAGCGTACTGGACGGCGAACTTTATGATCCATCCAGTACACCCCGCTTTGTCAAAGTTATTTACTTCTTTACCATCTTGCCTGGCTTTGGTGCTCCAGCGAATGGAAGCAACTTCTTGCCTGCTGGCTGTACAGAACCTTCTTTGCTGCCTTCAACTGGCTTAATCATAGAAGCTGGTGCCTGTGTTCCTTTTTTCATATTTCACCCCCTTAGAAGTTATGCCGCGCCGCCGATTGATGCGAGCAATGATGCGATATCTGGTTTGCCTTGAGGGGCTTGTGGACCGCCAGCAGCAGGGGCTGCACCGCCAGGTTGTACCATACTTGGCTGCGAGGCAGAGGCGGGAGCCATACCTGCTACTGGGGGCTGAGGCTGCATCGCTGCTGTCTCAGGCTGTGCTTCTGGCGTAAACGCCTTCTCCACAACACTTTCAATACTCATACCCTTTTGACGATTCTTAATCATATCTGCGAATGATCCTAGAATCTTTGAAGGGTCTTGACCTTGCGCAACCATCTGTGGAATTGCAAGAGCGGTTTGTCCAATCGCAGCACGTAGAGCGTCGCGCATTTCTTCAATGTCAACCTTTTGTTCTTCTTGGCCAACATTGATTTCAATAGGAAGTTCACGGCGTACGTAGTCGCGTGAAACAAGTTTATCGCTACGCATCTGTAGCAAAGCCACAGTTGCATTGTTTGGGTTCATACCAGACATAATGCCGTAGCGAACATCTACAGTGTAGTCACCGTTGATTGCTTTAGCAGGGCTGTACTTAAGAACATATGGTGTGCCGTCATCGACGCCACGAATTTCTTTAACCTTGTGGTCAAATATCTTTTCATCAGTCTTAAAGCAAAGACCAATAAGCTCAACAAACATACGAGCAAAGTGTGACTGCGCTGCTTTAATCTGTGTATCAAAGCCAGCCTGTAGTGCTTGAACGCCACGACCTGTAACGATAGAAGCATCTGAGTTACCGCCACGTGTCTCTGGATAGCGAGCACCTGTACGTAGTTCACGCTCTAGTACGCTTGCTTCACCAAATACACCGGCTGGAAGTTCAAGCGGAACGCGACGAATACCTTGTGGGTTAGCAGAACGCATAATTGAATCTGGACCGAGAGCAAGTTCTTGCACATCCTGTGGGATAGCAATAGGTGCCATAATAGATTTCTCAGCTGCTTGAATCTGTAGTACTGCCATACGAGCACGAGCAAGCTGAACTCCTAGTACATCATCGTATTGGCCACGCGCTTCACCATCAATAGATGGGCGCATTGCCACACGGACCATACATTCACCAACTGGGTTGGGCGTATTGGATAGAACTAAGTCTTTGCGCTCAGGTAGGTAAATAAGATCTTGGTCTTTGTCGTGGTATCTGACCAGAGATAGATAAGGAGAACCTGGCGTGTACTGGTTTCGTCCAACGATTTCGTTGTAGAACTCAGGGTACATAGAAGCCAAAGTCTGTGCATCCATACCTACGATCTGTGTAAGAGATAAACAACGCCCAAAACGGTCAATCTCTGGATAAGAACCGAAAGGGTTAATCATCTTAATGATTGGGTTGTCGTTCTCGTAATCGAGTTCAACGCGACCAATCAACATTCCATAAGTGTTATACCAGTCAGCACCGGTATACATCTGTACGCCTAGTTCTGAACGGTCTACATAGAAGTTTGCAATACGACCACGAAGGTCTGCAGCACGACGGGCTGTATCGGAAACAGTATTAGATGCTGAACAGTTAAATGATGGCAGTGGTGCCATAGATTCTGCAAGGTCACGTGCTGCGACGTCAATGATGTTAGCGACGAGTGGCTTTGGGTACTCATCAGAAAACATAGATGGGTATACCTTAGAGATATCACCCTGACGCACAGCAAGGACGTCACGCATACGACCGTCACGCGCTGCGTACTTGGTCTGTAAGCGAGATACCTTAGCGGTAACCTCTTTAATTGTTAGCATTGAATTCCTTACTTAGATTTTTTATCAGCGCTACCAAGACGTTGTGCAACATCTACTATCGCTTGCTGGTCCTTTGGAAGTGGACGAGTATGATTATCTGAATCAGTTACGTGGTGATCTGCCTGTGTACCTTTAGGCTTTGATGCTGCCGCACGTGCTAGTTCATCAGCTGCAACTCCTGCAGCAATTCCTGCTGCTCCACCAATAATTTTGCCTTTTGCCATTCCTACACTATGGGCATAATCTTCTTTAGCAAGTTGATTATTCATACGTGTTTCAGCTGCTTTAGCGCCACTATCTACTCTATCAAGATTCTTGCTCATACCAGATTTAGCTGCCATATTTTGTGCAGAAACTGCACGACGTTCTGCTGGACGCATTTCAGAACCACGATATGAAAAAGATTCTACTTGAGCGCGTCCACCAGAAATTGGTGCGCCGCCACCATTACCTGCACTTGGGTTTTGCTTTGGCATACTAGTACTCCAAGCCGTGTACTTGTGTTGGCCATTCAACGTAGTCTTTTGCTAGCGCTTCTGCCTTGCCTTCTGAATACTTGCGGTCTACTTCTGGGTTCATCTGGGGCATAGTTACTGCACCCTTATCAATGTATTCTTCTTCAACAAGTTCTGGTTTCCAACTTGGTGTAATCATTTTATCTCCTAAACGAATGTTGTTTTCTGCTGTGCTAGCGCCTCATCAATGTTGATGACGACGCGTCTTCCTAGCTCAGCGCGAGATAGGAAAGGATTCTTTAGATGGTGCGTGGCGTACTGGCCGTAGTTGAGCATCTCACGTGCTCGAATCTCACAGAACCAAAGAGCCATCACGATATCGGTCTTGCCTTTAGTCGTAGGCGTCCACGTAATCAACTGCTCGATTAGAGCCTTGATATTTTCTGTCTGATCACTAGGTAGATGAATCAGATTATCGCGGTGGTGCTTGCCGTCGGCCTGCTTAGTACCAAAGAGCGTTGCCATAGAGGCAACACCGAAGCCTGAGTCCCACTTATTAGAACCAGTATGGTGCTCACGCAGTACAACGCCGCGTCCTGCAAGGAACTGGCGAATGCCTTCATCCTGCGTTAAGAATGCCTGGAATGCGTTCTTCTCAATAATCCACTCGGACGGACTGTAGAGCTGTGTCCAGTTGATAATGATGTCGCGGATTTGCTGTGGGCTAGGTTTAGTAATCTTGATAACATCTGCGATGTATCGCTTACTAGTATTACGATCAATGGCGTAGCAGACTGCGGCAGTATCGCCGACAATCGCTGGGTCCATACCGCAGATAAAGCTAAAGCCTGTTAAATCTTTTGGATGCCCTGGGTGGCCCATCTCAAGACGACCTGCTTTGCGCATACCGTCAATAGAGCCACGAACACATACTGGGTCAAAGGCAGCGTTCTCAGATACGTCCTGCTGCTGGTAAACTAGCGCCCACGTACTGGCATCCATCGCTTGGCGCTCGTTATATAGGTTACGACCAGACCATCTAGGATATAGACCGTCTTCGTTCTTATCGGCTTCTTCTTGCCCATCAAATGGGGCATCGGATGCTGGCCATAAGGTAACCCACTTGTCGGGGTTCTCATCTATCTCAAGAAGGGCTGGCATCGCCAGATACTTCCAAGGAACCTGCCCACCTGGGTAGCGGTCTTCGTTACGTAGCTCTTTATATAAATCTACTGAGGCTACACGGGTACCGATGACTACCAGCTTACCGGTTGGGTTAAGACGGCTTCGTACGTCTTGCGTTAGCCAGCGTATCTGCTTCTCAAACTCGTTAGCGTTCTTAAGTGTGACCGCGTCATCAACGATAATCATATCGGCGCGCTTGCCGTAAATCTGACCGCCAATACCGACGGCTTCGATGTTTGGATCTTTTTCAGAAGATTCACGAAGCTCATCACCAAAGGTGACACGGGTTGCCTGCCACGAAGCGGTCTTAGAGTTAAACCCTACACCAGCAGCATAAGCGCTTTGCAAGTCTGCATACATAGGATGCGTTAGTCTTTGCTTGATGGCGTAGAGAAAGTCGGCGGCTAGTTGCTGCGTCTGGGATACAATTAGAACTCTGAAGTTTGGGTTCTGGGCTACCTTCCACGTTACGTAGTCTACGGTGACCGTAATGGACTTAGCGTGGTTGGGCGGTATGTTAATCAGGACTCGGTTAGATGCCAGCCCTGGTTCAAACTTCATACTGGGATGTAGCCAGCTAGGCTCACGTCCTTCAATCACATCAATCAGATTTATCTGATGTGGGAAAGTCTTAGAGTGGAGAAACTTTTCACGGAATGTCACGAAGTCAATATCGTGAACATCACCGGAGGCAAAGGCTTTGTCTTTAAGTCCGAGCCTTGTACGATCTACCTTATCTGCAAATACCTTATCGGTGCGACGGTAGTACTCATACGTCTTCATTGACTTACCGGCTGAACCGCACGCGGCGTCAATGGTCATACCTTCTGCCACACAGCCGAGGATAATCCTCTTAGCTATATCTGCTGAGTTCTCTGCCACGTAATGCTCCTAATAGTAAAATCGGCCGTGATTGGATTTCATTTATACTAGGGAAGTTGAGTTTTTACTGGGCTAGAATTTTCTCATATAATGAGATACTAGTGATCTACATTTAGATAGACCTATCCCATAGTTTAGCGGTACAGCTCGCTTCGCCCTAGGGGGCTACGCGAAGGGTTTCACCCGTAGCGTACGGGTCGTAAACCGGACTACTTCCCCGCTTTACTCCCCTACTATATATAAGGCGCGAAAATTAACTCATTTCGCGTTTTGCAGTTATTTACTGCTGTGATGTGTAACACATACAGTATAAGTGCTGGTCAGATGCTATATCAGATCTGGCTTCACTTTAGCAAATATATTTTTCTGGGGACTATACCCCGTGTCGCGCGCGCGTTTAACTATGGGGGGTTTGACTTTTGCGCCACGCGGGCAATTGCCAGCCCTATGCCCTGCAGATGAAAGCAAAGCAAGCCGAAAGTGGGGCGTAGTGGGGGGCGGTGGGTGCGGATACTAAACTAACGGCACCCATAGACACGCGCTCACCATATGTCTAACCGATTAAACGCCTAGCGATAAGCAGCTCTAACCGGTGCAGCTCTACCCGCTAACCGATAGGCCACCGGCTAACCGGCTCACCCTCGCAGCTACCCGCCGGCCTACCCTGCCACCGGCCACCGGATAGCCGGCCGGCTCTTAAATAGGTACTAGATCCGATTCTAATAACCGGCGCGACACCTAAGAATTGCCGGCGAATTGTGGCCGATAGAATTGACATAGATAGGGTAGGCACCCCTATAGTTATCCCTGTAGCGACTACCTAACCCCGCTGCGAAAGAGAGTAAAGATTGTGAGTAAGCAGAATTCTAAAGAGCTATTGGAGATTATCGCGCACGATATAAATGAAATTGACTTAACGCATTACACCGCTATTTATCGTATCGGTGACTTAGCTAATCGCTTAATCAATGTTATCAATGTAGTAGGTAACGAGATATTTAATGAAGAGGAGAATAAGTAAATGACTACACTAGAAAAGCCACTATCTAAGAAAGCTCTTGCAGCACTAGAAAAGAGCGAAAGTATTGAGACGCTGCGAAAGCTGCTAGCCGGTGACCCTAAGCCGGTTATCTATACAGTGCTGCGACACGTTAGCTCTTCCGGAATGTCGCGGGATATCTCTCTAATTTATATTAAGAATGGTGAGCCTTACCATATTAACTACAGTGCTGCGAAAGCTGCCGGCGATAGATTAGTCTCTCGCAACGGTAGCGACGCGATACGCGTGCACGGTTGCGGTATGGATATGGGTTTCCACCTAGTTTACGGCCTCTCAAACGTACTTTTCGCCGGTGAAGATAGAGCCGGCTACAAGCTCTCGCACCGGTGGCTCTAATGAGTGAGCTGCTTTACTTACTTAGCGTGCTCTTATGCCTAACCGCTTACGGGGTGGCCGGCTATCTCTTATGGCAGGGTGTAGAGCTGGCCTATTGGATATTCTGCAAGATAACTAAGCGAGAGTACTAGACGGGAGACTATCGCGCAGGGCAGCGATTCCCTGCGCGGTGGCCGGCGTCTAGGCCGGATTACATAGAAAAGAGAGAATAAGAATATGGATACAGTAATGAAAGAAACTACCCTGCAGACGCTCACCGCTAAGGCTAGCGATATTGCAGACCTACTCACCGGCGCTAGCGTGGCAGCGGATAAGGGTAAGAAAGCTATTGACGCGCTGGCAGCGGTCTATCTATCGGCCACCGGTGGCACGATTACCGCTGCTGCTAGCGACCGCTATCGCTTAATTGCCGGCGTGTTAGAGGGAGAGGGAGAGGGAGAAGGTGAGCTCTCACCTAGCGCGATCCGATTAGGTGACCTAAAGAATATTCTTGCAGCTATTAAGAGCGAGAAGTACCAGCGCGAGATTACTTTCACACGCGCCGGCGATAGCCTAAGCGTGGCCATCGGTGGCACTAGCCTTACTGTGCAACTAGGCACCGGTACCTTTCCACCTTATGAGCACCTAATCCCTAATGAGAGCGTGGCGGTTGAGGGTATCTCCTTTAACCCTGCATTTATGGCCGATTTCGCTAAGGTACCCTGCTCTAATATGGCCGGCGCTATGCTCACTATGGAATTCTCCGGTGAGCGTAAGCCGATTAAGGTAACGATTCCGCACGATTCTATTAAATGGGCAGCTCTACTTATGCCTATGCGTAAGGCCTAAGTCTAGGTGCGAGACTATCGGCCATCGTGTTAGGCGATGGCCGGTGGCCGGTACCTAGCCGGATAAGAGAGAAAGAGGGAGAAAGTGAATATCGAAAAGAATAGAGAGGGAGCGTGGGTAATCTACGCAAGCGGGAGAGACGGGTATCTAATTACCCGCAGCTATTATGGCTACACGAAAAGAGACGCGGTGCGGTTATTCCGTACTTATATGAGAGAGGGTGAAAAGTAATGCTATTAGAAAAGAGAGCTTGCCTAGCGTGCGATTACTTTTATCCGGTAACGGATCTAAAGGCCGGATACGTGCACCAATATGGCGTGCAGCTATTGTGTGAAGAGTGCTATCCTAAATACGCGGAATAGTTGCGTACTATCGTGGCCTATCTATACGGTAGGCTACGGTAGTCTGCACCTAATCGGTAGGGCAGAATACGAAAGAGGGAGAGAGCGAATGAAATGTAAGCAATGTGATGATGTAATTGTGATTGAGGGAGAGGGTTGCGATAAGTGCAATAACCAATTCTGCGGTAGCTGCTGCGAATGGGATAACGAAATTATCTGTGGCGATCACCTAGTACCCGTTAAAGAGTGTGGGTGCCAGCTATGAGTGATGAAAAGCTAGGCTTCTGCATTAAGTGTGGCACCGGTGATTATATGGTGCTAAATATAGGTATTGGTGACATAGTCTGCGAGGGCTGTGGAGAGTGGCAAGGCGCGACTCTTAACGATGTATATGAAAGGGTAGACCTATGAGTGACCTAACCGAGAAAGAAAAGCAAGAGCGTGCTATCGCTATGCTTATGCGTGCCAATAGTGCGCTATCGCGTGTATTTAACACAGAAGAGGGAGAAGAGGAAGAAAATGCCTAACTACCAAATTATAGAAGGCGATTACTCTTATGAAGTAGAGGCAGATAACTACGCTGACGCTTTAGAGTATGTAAAAGATACAGAAGAAGGCGAGGGAGACGATGAGTAATTGGACAGACAGTTCAGAAAGAATTTTTACTCAAGAACAGAAAGATTATTGGGTGTCTATGGGTTGTTGGGAAGGAGTATTTAAGGAGGTGTCTAATGAGTAATGTCATAGCCTTTCACCCTAAGCAATGCGACCTAGTGCTGCTCTATGAAGTGGTAGACGCCACCGGTAACGCTGAGTGGGGTGGCAATAGTGAGAGAGAAGCTCTTGCGTGGATAGCCAATTCACCTACCGCTAAGCGTATCCTTGTCTCCGGTTGGACTACCGATGACGATGACGCCTACCTTGTAGGGCAACCGATAGACATTACGCCTATCGTGAGAGAGGCTAGCCGATGATCTGCGGTGAGTGTAAGCAAGAGGGAGAGAGCCTTTACTGCCCTAATTGCATTACCTTTACCGGTACTGCGTGTGTCCAATGTGGCTACTGCTCGGTCTGCGAGCGCACCTATAAATACCTAGATTCTGGAGATTGGAAGGAGAGAGAGTGATTACATACTGGTTAGGGATCAGCGCAGTAATGCTGGTAACCTATTGCCTTATCCGCATAGAGGAGAGGGTGAACGAGTGAACGAGAGAAGGGTGGCGGCTGCAAAGAATATGGCAGTACGCCAAAGAAACTACAGACGGGCGCGAGATCGTGCTCTTGTCAAACTAGCACAACTATATCCGGAAACTTATACAGAGTTACTGGAGAGGGAGAAGGCGAATGACGAAGCACAAGGTCGTAAGTGGCTTGATATTGACGGCACTACTAGCGCTACTGTTTTACCAGTACGAGAGGGAGAAGGCTGGGTTGATTTCTCAGCCAGTAATAACAGCCCAAACAAAAGCAACGATGGAGGAGAAGCGTGAAAATAGACGAACAGTTCGAGAATATAGTCAAGCTCTCGGATATACGAACCGAGAGACAGGGTGCCTCATCACCCTTTGGGCCACTGAATCCCGCTTCGACCACTTTGCTCGCCCAAGAAATCTTCAGGGCAAACCAAGAAGCACGGCTTATGGAATTGCTCAACTCCTTGGAGAGCGAAGTAGCGATCCTAGAATCCAAATACTACACGGCATTAGATACCTTGACGCTCGCTATCGAAAATCTGCGTGCCGTGCTCTCGCTTGGCACAGACGACACAACTGGTACTGAGGAAGGTATGCTATAGTTTAGACGCCTTCCTTTCGAAGCACAACTAGCCCTCACCGGAGTTTACCTCTTTCGCCGGTGGGGGTTAGCGCTTTCTAATCCACACCTGATTATTTTTAGCCAGTAATTCATAGTCGCTCTGATGGCGGTGGAGAAAGAGGTCGATACCAACCTGCGGTGCAAGGCGAGGATCACCGCTAGCGTGCTGCCAAGTGTAATCATCAAAGGCCATAATGCCACCAGACTTTAACTGTGGCCACGCTAACTCAGCATCAAGTATGACACCGACAGTTGTATGGTCTGCGTCAATATAAATAAAATCATAACTGGGTTCACGGCGCACGCTTGATAAGTGCCAAGTAGTAGTGGACTTAAAGTGGCAAACCTTATCTTTGTATGGCTCTATCTTTGCAAGATAGGTGGAGTACACATCATCGAAGTTCATAGGCTCGTGGTCAGGTTCATCGCTACCTTGCCACGTATCTACATCTATAAGCCAACAGCAGATACCAGTAAAGATATTCTCAACTATCCACACGCTGGCATCTCCAGTAAATACACCAAGCTGCAAGAACTTAAGGTCATCTTGCCCTGCTAGTGGAGTAAGGAACTGCTCAAAGTTATGCTGTGCTGTAACGCCAAACCAATTAGGATACTCAGTCATTTATTATCCGTGCTATAAAATCCAGAACCATTAAAGACTACGCTTGGAGCAGACCACTTGCGTCTGAACTCTGTATCACACTGCGTGCAGATATATGTCTCTTCGGGGTCGGTCATCTTGCGTTCAATCGTGCGAACATCACCACACCCTGGACACTCATATTCATATGTCATAGCTTGATAGCCTCCTCTGTATCTAGGTAGCCCACTATCTTATCTACCTTGTTGTTGTTCTCAAACTCTGTAGTCGCTGGCATCTCGTGGACAAACCACTCTGGCTCATCTATCTCTGTCAGATCAAAGGAGTAGATACCAAGAGGCGTGCTGTTGATATAGAAAGGCAGAAGGTCGCGGTGGTAGGCTTGCTCAATCAGCTTGCGGTACTTCATCTGCTCTATAAGTAGCGTAGAATAATGGGTTTGGCGACACTTCAACTCAATGAAGTGACCGGCCTTGGCGCTGGTGCAATCGAAGGCATCGTAGATACCAGGCGCTCGCTCTAAGTCTGGGTAAAGATTAAGTTTAAGAAAGTCAAAAAGAATTAACTCGTTCACTGGTACGGACTTGGTCCTCCCAGTAGGATGTTAAGTTCACGCAGAGCGTGAGTACACCTGCGGTCTGCGGTACTGTGGTGACAGCCAAGTATCTCACCTATCTGTGTAAGGGTAAGGTTCTCGTGGTAGCGCAGTACAAGTATGCGCTGATCCTCTTCATCTAACCTAGCGTAGGACTTCTTAATATCAATCAACATTGCAAGCAGGTTGCCACCTTCTGCAGGAGACGATGAACCTTTAGGTTGCCCGTCACGAATCATCTCTTGCGCTTGCTCAAGCACAGTGCCATCTATGATGGAGGCAATAACAAAGGGCAGTAATTGTCCAAGAGTTGCAGTCTGGTAGTACGCCTCATCTGCTAGCTGATAGCCAGACTTAGCAGCCTTTTCTTTACGACAGTATCGCTCAGCAGCTCTTGACATCTGCCACGCAATCTTCTGTTCGTTATGTCTGCGCTGTTCTGTATTCTCTTCACCTAATTGGGTGTTGATATATTCAGCGCGTGCGAAAGCCCACTGCAAACATTCTTGTTTAACATCGTCGCGTTCAACATAAGTTCTGTACTGCTTATGTACAGTCTTAGCAACGCTCGGTACTATGTCATAGATAGATGGGTGTAGTTCAGTCACAGTCATTCACAGGTACTTCTGGCCATACGCCATCGAGTACCATCATTGCGATAGCGGAGTAGTTAAGTAAATCTAAATAGGAATCACGCAGTGACTCATTGCTAGGTCTAACACCTGAATCTAATAGGTTGTTAATCCGTGCAATCTTGTCCCACATCCGAACTCGTAAACCATTAAGCGGTCCACCTGGTGAGTGCGCGATATTCTTTGGGCCGTAATCGTGATGCTTGCGGATAAGTAAATTGCCAGCAGTATCCATAATGCGCCAGACATCTGCAACAAAGGCATCATCTACCTTGTCGGTATAGGCCGCACTACTAAGATCTCTGTTTCCATATCCACTTCGAGGATCTGAAAGCCCATAGTATGCAAAGTCTGTATCATCTGCTGCCATTCTGCCTTATCCAATCTGCTCACCTACTAGCAAGGCTTTAGTCGCATCTGCGCCGTGAGCCAAGTAGTAGTCGTTGATGTCCATATTAGGTGGTAATGTTACTATTACACTGTTTAATACTTCGCTCGCCACGCGCTTAGAAAACTCAGCGCCTGGGTTAGAGCCATCTTCTTTCACATCATTATCGCCCACCACATAGACAGTGTCATAACCATTGAGTAGCTTGGCAAAGTGTGGCTTCCAAGCCTGTACTCCGGGTACGCCTACTGCTGGAATACCAAGGACACCTGATACCACAACGGTATCAAGCTCACCTTCACAGACAATGATGTGCTTACTCAGGATAGTAGTATCAACTACATTGTATAGGTGTGCCTTCTGCCCAGTAGGGCTGCCGTACTTAGGCTTACCATCATCTAACCTGCGAAACTTAAAACCTACGCAATAGTTCATTGCAGTAATGTATGGAATAGATAGCCAGCCATCGTGCATCTCGTGGCCATTCATAGGATCGACCACACTGCCTAGCATATAGAGCGCAGCTACCTCTTCAGATATCCCACGTTCTGCTAGCGCGACGATTGCCTCTGGACTTATTTGCTGTGCGTATCTCTGCGCCGCTTCCAGCTGCAATTTCGATTGCACGTTTGAGGCCATCGTTAAACTCCAAGTTCTCTAGTATGCACACTAGGTTTGCTGCATTGCCACCCTTACCGCAGGTATGGCAGTAGTACAAATTATCGTATGTGTTGATAACAGCAGATCGTCTACTGTCTGTATGTAAGCAGCACCGGACACTGGCTGACTTACCTTGCCTTACTTCACCGCCAAAGAATTTAACTATGGCATCTATGGGGATGTCGTTGGCGTCAACTGCGCCTTTGAACTTGCCACCTTTACGTACCCTGTTCCAGTCCTGTGCTGGCATACACACCCCTTCACACTGCACTTATCGTGCCACTGTGCAGCACGCTTGAAATGGTTAGCCTTGTTCTCTTCACCTGCCTTAACGCAGTCTGAGCAGATCACGCTTGGTCCTCGTATGGGTCATCCATATCTGGGTCAAACTCAGATGGTTCTGCTTCTTCTGCGTCAGCTTCAAGAATTGCCTCTTCAATCAGTGACTCACTTGGGTCTACTGGGCCTGTTGATGTGCTGATAATTCCTTCTGGTACTGGTGTCATTGCTTTTCCTTTAACCATTGTGTTAAGTCTTGGACCACCCAAGCCTTCTCTATGCCAGCGTTGCGACGCTTAACTACAACATAATGCAGTGGCACTTCCCCGATACCACGAGCCTTAGCGTAGTTAAGCGCCTCAACTTCTGCTTGCCTCCAGAACTCCGGCAGGTCTAGCCGCACAGTGTTCTTGAGTTCTAGTATGTAGGTCTGTCCCGAAACAACTACAACTAAATCTCCTTCGTCATCTTTACCCGCTAGACGTAAGCGGTCTGCTACTTGACCCATAGATCGTAGCCATTTCATTACATCAATCTCAAAGGCTGCGCCTTTTACTTTATTGTACTTCGGACTTGCCATCTTTACCTGTGTCATAGATGGCGTTGCCGTTCTCATCAATCTTAATCTTAAATATCTTCAACTCAATCAGCGCCATAATCAGGTTAGCCATATCAGACTTGAGTTGTTTAATCTCATTCTTAAGATACTGAATCTCTGTATTTGCCATCAGACTGCCACCTCGTGTCCGTACTCATCCTCTGGAATAATATCGCCAGAGTAACCAGCACGCGCATCGCGTGCAAACATAGCACCATAGGCGTTCTTATCTGATATCTGACAGTTGCCATAGCTGACACTGAGCATTGCATAATCCTTTCCATCGGCTGCGTGTGGACCAAAGCGGTTCTTTACTGCTGCAATCTTGAGTTCATTGTACTCAGGGTTGTAGCCCAGGGTTAGAATCAACGCCGGTAACTGGCTTACCTTTCCGTGAATGGCACGCCGTGCTGGTGGCTCAGTAGGTGAGCCATACTCTGACTGCTCAGAGACGTGGTGCAGTACCAGTACACAGGCTTCAGTCTTGCGTGCCATATCGTGAAGCTCCATCATAATTGCACGAAGCCCCGCCCATTCGTTGTCTGTCTCAGCAGCTACATTCATAAGGTTATCTATGATGATCAACTCAGGGGCTTGGCCGTACAACTCTACATATGCCTTTATCTCCAACTCGATATCATCGAGTGACGGATTGGAGTCAAAGACCCACTTGATATGTTTTAACTTATCAAATGATTTATCGTAGAAGTGGTTATCAGAAGATAAGCGTTGCTCTACATTCACTTGGTTATGTCCGGATACGTGCGCTGCTGCTCGCAGCATTACAGTTGTAGTGTCTGTATCTGCTGAGAAGAACAGCGTTGGTACCTTTGCTTTGACTGCATAGATCAGTGCAAACATAGATTTACCAGCGTTTGGAGCCGCAGCTACCATACAGACCTGTCCCCTACGGAACTTAATCTGCTTCTCTGCTAGTGCAATCCATACGTCAGGAAGAGGCGTTGCTTTGGTAAGCACAGTCCCCCACGCACGCTGTAAATCAAGCACAGAATTCTCCAAACGGAAGTACGATATTCTTTTGTCGGCGTATATCTTTGCGCTGGTATTCAGTTAACCCGCCCCAAATACCAAAGCGTTCGTGTCTAACGCCCCAGTCTGCACACTCTTCTTTATGAACACAGCTACCGCAGATAGAAGTAATAAGTTTCTTTTCTGGAAACGAACTACTCTGTTCTACTGGGTAGTACATCTCGGTATCTATGCCCTTACAACTTGGATCCTCAAACTCCCAGGGTCCTCGCATACATTAACGAACCCAGATAGTCTCGCACTTATCTGCTGCACCTTTAGGTGCTGCGCACATATAACCCTGCCAAGGACCACGTGCTGATGTACCTGTCTTAAATGCCATCACGCCGTGCTTGCAGTTCTTAGTACCAGGCTGTTCAGCAGGAGCAGCAACTGGTGTTGCAGCGAACTGTGCCTGAATGTTTGATACTGCAGCAGCAGTAGCGCCACCTGATAGGTCAGCCGATGTTGCTCTGATAAGAGCAGCCACCATACCAAGGTCATTAAGACCTGTCTCAAGATCCTTTACATCTGATGCGTAAAGATTGATAAGAGTTCCGTCAGCTAACTTGTAGTTGATTTGGAACTTTGTGTTTTCGTTTGCAGCCATTTACTTTCCTCCGATAGTTTTGATGTTTAACCTTGTTGATTCATTACCGACAACCTTCGGTACGAACCCAAGAAGTTTCTCAACCTCTTTGCTGTCAACTGTCTCACGACCTTTGACTGTTGTCCAACTGATTTCGATACCGCTTCTAGTAGTACCGGTTGCTCCTTCTAAAGATGCCTTCAAAGACTCGCGTTCTTTCTCCAGCTCTTTGATCTTGCTATCTAACTGTAGGTAGTGCAGTGCGTGCTTGTCAACTTCTTCGTCCTCAATCACGACTTCACTAAGGACGATACGTTCTTTCTTTAAGCCACCGCAACCCATCTGCTCTGTTGCATCGTAGTACTGGCAGTAGTCCTTACAAAAGCTTGCTTCTTTCTCTGGCTCCGGCAATGTTGTTGATGCCTTGACGGATGCAAGCCAAGCAAATGCCTCAAGTGCAATAGCCTCATCGTAAGGTTCGCTATGGACCTTGACATCTTTCTCAGCTCCATCGCGTGCTATCGCTACAAGGTTAACTGTCTTAACATCGTAGCCGTTCTTAGATAGTAGATACCCATAGACCTGTACTTGCCACCTCTGTTGCTTTGATGGAAAGTAGGATAGGTTCTTAATCTTAGATGTCTTCCAGTCAATGACAGCACCGGTTGATGGCACAAATAAATCCACGTGCGCTTTCATATCACCATAAGCAACTTCAGTCTCAACTAAATACTCTTTGCCTTCAGGATCGATAGCACCGATAGCATCTTCAATGGCTGCGTGAATAGCAGTACCCATAATGGCAGCAAGCTTTGATTGGTTATCGTTGGTATGTGGCTGAGCATTGAGTCTGTACCAGACCTTGCGCTTGCAACTACCAATCTCTGATGGACCAACTTCTGTCTGCATACTTCTGTCACGACTTGCATCTTTAGAATGCAGTACGTGCAGTAGTAATTCCTTTGGATCTTCTATCGCCACTTGCGGTCATCCCTCCAGGTTAGCCAGGTATCAAAGCCGTAGGCTCCTACAAATCCCAGTAAAAAACAAATCAAACCAATCGCAATCAACTCTTTCATTTTATATCCTTGTCTGTGAAATAACTTGAACTGGTGGACACGTATTTATATCAAGTAAGGCTGACAACTCAACTGCCTTCTTTGCTATCACACTTGCTGTCACGAGCTTATTGTAATTTGACTGTGGTAAGGAATACAAGTACCCAAGGGCATAATTTCCACCGGAACCTGCCGAGAATAGGCCACGCTCAGATGTGTTAAACGATAGGTCGCCACCGATGGAGAACAGGTTTGTGTTGAACGCGATAAGGAATGAGAAGTTCATCTCCTTGTTATCAATCTCGTAGTTATTTTCTTTGAACGCAGCTGAGATACTAGGCAGTACTTTGCTACCCATAAAGCGCGTTGGCTCTTCACCGCGATATAGCGGTGGCTTCCACGCGTAGGCAAGGATGTCACCTGGGCGTGAGTCACCAGTAAGACCGAGTAAGTATTTACCAGTGTTGACTATCTTGGGTGTCTCAACGGAAATGATACGTTGATCTCCGTCCGTGATTTGCGAGTCAGCCGCAAGAACTACGAAGTCGTTACCTTGGATTCCTACGAGTGTTGTCATACTGGGCATCTTATCACGGCGTGTCGCAAGACACATACTAGGCATAGGGTGTCTACAATATGAGCCGTAGGCGAATAACAGTAGGCGGCCCTCACGGGCCGAGAGGTAGGAGGCCCGACAGTGCGCCGTCCCCGTCTACCAACCCTGCCAAGATTACGCCATAGGAACCCGCTACAAGGGTTACCAGAGGTCGCAGGAGCCGATTTGCGGGGCTTAGGTCCTATCCACGTCTGTACGTGTGGGTCGCAGGTCTTCAACGCTATGGTATCCTTTGATGACTACGAGCTAGTCTGGTATTTCCTAGACGGAAGTTGCGTCAGTTGTGGCAACCTAGTCAAACTACCCTGCCCACCAGATCGTGATGAAGCACAGCCTTACTGCGATTAACGAGCAGGACCGGACTGGTATATGCTCAGTCTGTGGTCCAGTTAGAATCAAACTTAGAGATGCTAAACGAGCAACCCTTGGCGGTAGATACAAGTGCAAGGCCGTCTACATCAAGGCATACAACAAACTCTTATACCCGTATGCAGTCCACAAGAAAGATTACTGTGAGCACTGTGGCTTCAAGCCAGTCCACATCAGTCAACTTGACGTTGACCACATCAACGGAGACAGATGGGATAACAACCCGTCTAACCTACAGACGCTCTGTGCTAACTGCCACCGCCTCAAAACCCACTTGAACAATGATTCAAACTCTGGTATCTTTTAACCGCATTCCCGAAAATGCGACAGCAAGACCCCTGTAACCGACTAGCTACAGGGGTCTTGTTTATTTTAGGCATAAAAAAACAGCCCCCGATTCCCGTTAGGGAACCGAGGGCTTTGGCCTCGCAGTCAAACTTTACTTTGCTGTGGTCATTGTTAAATCGTGCTTAGGGTTAGCCCAAGCGATAACTACTGGGACGATTGCAAGCCATAGCGTATTAGCTGCGTGCTTCCAATCTGATCCTGAGAAATCTAGTGGTGACTTACCGAGAATTACTACTGCAGTAAGTGCATTAGATACGAACCATTTGGCCCACATCTCTGTTACTTTGTGATTGAACTTCATTGTATCTCCTTAGTCTTTGAACTTCGGTGACCCGAAGCCAACAATAAATGCTGTGAGTTTGCGCTTATTATCTTTCTTGTAAGCGCGGATGCGCTCTGCTACTTCTCCACCGTTTGCCTGTGAACCTGATGTCTTATGCTCAGGTGAAGTATTGCCCTCGATGGTTGTAACAGTTCCATCAAGGTTATCTTTGAGCACAATACCAACGTGCTCTACTGGAGCACCGCCTGGTGCGAAGTCAAAGAATACGATGTCGCCAGGCTTGGGCTTGGCAGTGGCTGCATTAGACCAAGCACCTGTGCCTTGAAACTTTGCTACACCAGCTACTGTACTTACGACATTTGGAATCTTAAGACCAACCTGATTAGCACACCACATAACAAAACTGCCGCACCAAGGTAGGTAATTCGCTTTAGTAAACGCGCCATATTTTGTCTCATTATCCTTTGGTCCTTCAACTGTTCCAATTTCTTTCTGTGCTACCGCTACAAAATCTGCACGCTGGCTCATTGGCTCTCCAGCTTTGCTTTGATGATTGCTTGGTTAATTTTGAGTTCAATAGCGTCACGCTCGATGCGGTCAATCGCATCCTTCATAGACTCACCACCATTGTTATACAACTGGTACTTAATCTTCTGCAGGTCCTCACAAATAGGGGATACAGCAATCTCAATGGCTGCTTTAATAGCGTGATGAAACGCTCTAAAGAGTCCGTATACTGTTGCTGTTCCTACGAAGAAGTAGGCATAGACAATGCCTGACCAGTCTGCCGGTGACAAGATATCTCTCCTATGCGGTGCGAATAGTAATAAGCAATAGACCACCGTATCCGGAGTATCGCTTATCAGTTGGTGTGCGGTTGATAAAGTCCATCTCTTCAATGAGTCCAAGGTATGACTCACCAGTACGGAAGTCTTCTACCTTGATTAAGTCACCAAGGTTTTCAAGAGTTTGCATAGTGGTTAAGCGGTCATATGCTGAGTTCTCATAACCAGACGGGTTACTAAACTTATCCATTGCGTGATCGTAGAGTTCTACTGGGTACTGGATAAGGCGCTGACGCGGTACAGATGGCAGTACTCGTATCTGGTAGCCAGTAAAGAGTGGCCCCTTACTGCTATCAGTAGTAGAGCGATTCATTATGAACTTAAAGCCTAGATACTGCTGAGGTGTAGCAGGGTATGAAATACCAATCTGGGTAATGTCTGCGCCTTGGTCAAAGTAACCGATTGAATACTCGTTGTTGTAAGCATCTACAGAGTAGATAGCAAGTGAGCCATTGATTGATTCATAGCGTGGCTGTAAGAACTTAAAGATTTTATTTTCAAGGGTGTTGTAGCGAACAAAGGCAGTACGCATAGTGCCTGTAGGTGTGAGGCGTGTAGCTGTCTCAATGTAGTTCTTACCATTGGATACTCCATTGTTTGCTGTACAAAATACTAGGCGGTCTGTATTGCCTGCAAAAGAACACGATGTTGTGATAAAGCCTGTAGTTGTTGGGTCATACAAGTCCCAAGCGTAGGCAAAGACTAGGTTAGTTCCAACCTGCTGACCTAGATTTACGCGGGTCAATCCTGGGTTACCATCAACGCCAGTTGCTGCCCAGAGGTACTGGTTATATCCGGCCACATCGTAGACAGGTTGATCTGTCTTAAAGAGTAATGGGCCGTAGGCAATAGAACCATCGCTGACTGATACTTCAGCAATACGAAGACCAAGGTTTGTACCAATAGCCATAAAGCCAAGGTAGTAATAAATCTTATAGACAACTTCTCCTACTGGCAGTTCAGCTGCAGTAATAGCAGATGTCAGCGTAGGCATAGAACCAGATGTGCTCAAAGTAAATTTCTGGATAGTTGACTGGATGCCGTTAAATCCAGATAGGTAGATAGCAGCGCCGGATGATGTGATGCTGGTGTAGGTAAAGGATGCGTTAGGGTGGCTATAGACTGCTGTAGGTAGCGCAGTTGCTGATGTAGCAAACTCATAGATTGAGTTGTTAACTGCCATAACCAAACGCTCTTTGGTGAACTCAATGACTGCGTTGGTAACTACAATACCTGTAGCGTTGAACATCAGGGTAGGCGATACGGTGTCATCATCTGTCAACAACTTCTTAAATACGTGCAGCTTGCTTGTTCCTGAGACTACGTTAGTTACCCAGTAGGCATAGGTGCCATCATCGCAGATGGAATATACTGGGTCTGGTGTAGCATCTTGGAAGTGGGTTAACTTGCCACCAATATCAATCTTGTCTACGTCATACTTATCCCAGAGCAATATGGCATCTTGTGTGACAGATCCCGTTGATGCAACTGAAGTCACATCGGCTGCAGTTAAAGCATAAGAGATTGTTGTAGCAGCCACTGCTGTCAGCACAAAGGTGCCGTTAAATGTGGAGTCTACGTTATCAACATTGATAGTTGAGCCGACAGTAAGTTTGTGGCTACCAATAGTAAGCGTTGCCACGTTGGAGGTAAGCGCCTTATTGGTGATAGTCCAGTTAGGTCTAATAGATCGAGTAATCTGGAATGGGCGCTTATTAGGCTGCAAGTTACCTTCTGTGTAGTGGTAGTTATCCACATCATTAAGAAGGGTTGCCTGACCCTTTTCCCAAATGTTAAGACCCTTGCTGTAGGTGTACTGGTAGCGCAGGGTTTCATCTTGGGCTGGCTCAAAGAACTTAACGCCTTGACCTAAGTGAAAGGTTGACTGTGAGCGTAGCCACCAACCGGTGATTGTCTGCTCACCAGGTTCACGGCTCATATCAATCTGTTGCTTACGATACTGGGCAGTTGTACGGCGATAAGGACTTTCGTCACTGGTGCTAAGGAAGAACGGGATACCACCAAAAGCTACGTCATAAGCAACGGTGCTACCAGCATAGGACTGTGATCCTGCAGGGTTAGACAGTGCATACGGGATAGGCTCCGTGATATCTGAACCAAAAGGCATTACTTCTCCTTAAATTGTTTACGGAATTTCTTATCGCATTCAAGGCACATTCCCTTGATGACAGCGTAGGCAGTGCAGTTAACGATGGCGCACTTGTACAAGATCAGCTACTTAGTAAGCGCTGCAATCTCATCTGCTGTTAAGCCAAGTGCTGTTAACTTTGCTTGGGCTGATGCCTTAGCATCTGCTGCAGCCTGTACTGCTGCATCTTCCTCAGCCTTGCGAGCCTCTGCTGCCTGAGCATCTGCTTCCATCTGTGCAATCTCAGCATCTGTAAGTTCGATGATGCTTTCAACGCCAGTTGAGCAGTCAATCTCAATACGTGTTGGACGTGTCATTGTGGTTCTCCCTAGTAGTTTATCGAATAGTGCCATTATGAGTTCTTGATTCCGTAAAGGTAAGCAGTTGAGTATTGAACAAAATTACCAGTTCCGCTACTTAATTCAATAGATGTAATTGCTGCCGTATTTGACCATAAATTTGCCCAGAATGATGCGTACGCTTGCGTAGCATTATTTTCATATGCATCATCTGATGAAAAAGATTTATAGTTTGAAGATGCATAATTAGGAATATATGTCTCATTTGTAGCAAAAGTATTTGCTGTAGAATTTCCAGCCATAATACCAATTTGTCCATAAGTTTGAGAACCAGAAACTGCACTAACACCAGTACCAATAATGTATTTTTGAGTGTACCCACTAGAACTTCCATTAAATTTTAGAATTAAATCAGATGTGGATGATGTCGAATTACGACCCGAAACTACAACTTTTAAGTCTGTGTATGTAGATGCAATAGAACTAAATGTAATTGTTGCAGCCCCACCTGAACCAACTGTGCTAGAAGCGATAAGTGTATATGTATTTGCCATAGGTTATGCCGCCTTAATTCCGTAGAGCGTAAACATTGTTCCAGCGTTATATGTTCCACCACTTAAAAGCCAGTCAATTCTGTTAATTGCTGCAGTGCTACGCCAAAGTCCAACTGCTGCTTTGATTTCATTGTTTGCATTATTTTCTCTAGCAAGAGCAGTTTTATATGTTGTTGTGTTTGAGTAATTCATAAAATGATATATAAGATTTGCTTGTGCTGTATAGAGTGCGGTCATACGCCAAACTGATTCTCCGGTTAATTGTTGTGATCCAGCAGTAGTTCCATTTCCATATAAACCTGTAAAAGAATAGTTTGTACCCGAATCGGTGTTAATTTGAGTGTGTACGTTTCTTGGTGCATCACAAGCTCCAGAAATCACACAAATTAAATCTGTATAAGTGCTAGGAATTGAAGAAAATGTTACTGATGCAGTTGCGCTACCAAGTGTTTGCGTAGCAATCGGTTCGTAAGTTTGTGTGGCTGCCATTTAATTAAGCCCCCTGAATTCCGTAAAGTGCGAATTGACTATATTGCGCAATGTTTCCAGCGCCATTTGGATAAAGTTTAATTCTATCTATTGCAGAAGTGCTAAACCAAGCACCAGAATTTAATCCAACAAAATAATTTCCACCTGCATATGAATTCAAATCTGTTCCTGTCAGCATTCTAAAAGTTTTATTTTTGTTGGTTGATGCGTAATCAAGAATATCGATTATACCAACACCAAAAGCATTTGCAATTTCTGAACTTTGAACTGACGAATTAGCTTGTATGTAGTTAAGATTAGGACCTGGAGTGTAGCCAAAAGCAGAAACTCCGTCACCGCCAAGTGAGTGCCAGTTGTAATTAGACCCTGTATCAATAGTTGTATTTCCTACTTGCATATTTACACGAATTGAAGTTGAAGTCATACGAGACAAACAACGAATTTGAAGGTGCTTATATACATTAGGAATGTTTGTAAATTCAACAGATGCTGCCCCGCCTGAACCTACAGTTTGCGTAGCAATAGATACAAATCCTGTTGTTGGATAAAGATGGCCTGAGATTTGCGAAGCAATAATTCCAAGAATAGGCATTAGCTGATGTCCCCCACAATCGTAAACGTATTGCTTGCTGTACAGATAACTGAGCAGGCTGAGTACTGCGCTCTAATCTTTGGTGCTGCTGAGGTAGCACCATTAGATGTAATAGTTACACCAGATCCTGCAGCAAAAGTAACTTGTCCTGCACCAATCTGTTGCACGTTAATAACATCATTAGCAGAAAATACTGAAGGTGGAACTGTTACTGTAATACCAGAAGCATTAGATTCCGTAACAAGTCTATTAACATCACTTGATACTAAAGTATAGGTAGTGCCTGTCTGAGCGTTAAAGCCTGAGATGCCACCGCCTGCTGCGCCTGTAGCGCCGGTAGCACCTGTTGGCCCAGTAGGGCCAGTCGGTCCTGTAGGACCTACGACGTTAGGATTGGGAGTTATATCAACAGCCATTATGCAATCTCCGATCCGAATGCGTTAAATGAACTTGTGCCATTTGCTGAATAAATTGTTACAACATCAGTTGTTGCCAGCGTAATACCACCTGTGTATGTAAAGGTTGAGCCTGCTGATAAGCTGACTCCGTATACGATGTAGTGCTGTGTAGCAAGAGCAGCACCTGCTGGACGGACTGCAATACGGATTGTATCTGCTGCAGAAGCAGCAGTGTTAACCACATTGATTGTAGATACTACTGTTGAGGTAGCAGCTGGTACGGTATACAACGATGTTGCTGTTGCTGCCGTAGGAGCCGACTGCCCTAGTACTTTATATACGGTTGCCATTAAGCGATATCCCCAATCAAGGTGAAGTTGTTAGTTGAGGTACAAACTAAGGTTGCTGCTGAGTACTGAGCACGAGTCTTAGTACCAGTACCAGTAATCACTGTAGTTCCATCTGATTGAACCGTGACCTGTCCAGCGCCAGATTGCTGCAAGTCAATGTACTGCCCTGCAGTAAATATCCCATTAGGCACAGTTAATGTAATAGGGTTTGCATTAGTCAAAGTAACCAACTTGGTCGCATCTGTTCCTACAAGCGTGTAGGCAGTACCAGTTTGCGCGTTGATTGGAATAGTTAGCGTAGATACTGCAGTTCCCCACGATGTAGTAGAACCATCAGTTGTGAGATACTTGCCAGAGTTACCAGTCTGTGATGGAAGCGATGAAGGCGTAGCCCACTTCATACCCTTTGTCTGTGTGCTATCTGCTGTCAGCACCTGACCATCGGTTCCTACGCCAAGACGTGTGACTGTGCTTGCAGCCGTTGCCACATAGGTATCGCCCTTAGTAGTCAGCGTTGATGGCTGCACTGCACCGTTAAAGTAAATCAAATCATCTGAGGTCAGTACGTGTCGTACTGCTGCTCCTGATGCGTGGGTAATTGCTGTAGTACCTGCTCGACCTCTTACGATTGTAAAGGTATCACCAGAGTTTGCTGTGATAAAGCAAATCTCTTCGTTGGTAGTATCAGGGTCAATAGCGATAGTGAACTGATCTACGTTACCTGCAGCAAGTGTGACACCGCCAAGGAGTGAAGACCCAGTACCGGTAGTAACAGCCATAGATGTCTGTGAGCTTGTAATACTGGCCGAGAGGATTGTCTCAACCGAGATGCTGGAATATAACCGAGTCATTATGCTGCCTTTTCTTTACTTGGTATAGTGAATTCGTATCGGAAAGCGGTCTTGAAGCTTGTTTGATTCTTCTTGTAGGCGTTGCTGGTATAGAGCAAAGACATACTTGGAAGCAGATGCACCTGCAGTAGATGGAAGCTTGGTATCTGCTAAATCTGCTTCAGCGCTTGAGAGGTTAATACGACCAGTATCAACGTAAGAGAGGAGTCTGTACGCAGCTCCAAGAGTAACGACATCTCTTGACGATGCCGGTAAGCCTGTAACGCCAGCAAAGTCATCATTACTGTTAGTGAGGTTACTTGGGATAGTGGAATAATAGACTTGGACCGTACGACCAGGGACAATCTTTTCATAGATATTCACCGTCTTGTTAGTATTAAATGCAGAGACATTTGCCATTCGGTCAATGCGCCAGTGGTTTACTGGTAGCCATTCTTTAGATGGACCAGGTGTTTGCCACGAGATAAAGAGCAAGTCGCGTGCATCATCTGGTAGTGGGTACGCAATCTGTGCTGCGTTAAAGGTAAAGGTGGTTGAGGCTACTTGGAATAACTTTGGATACAATGAGTTAATTGAATCGTTGATAGCCTGCTGAATCATATTTACTGGGAATGTAGGAGTCAGAATGATGCGAGCATTCTCAGCGTGTGGGCTTGGTGTTGTACCCATATAGCCACGACCAAAGCCTGGTATTACGTTAAGGACAAGGTTCTGTCGGTCAAAGGAGTTAACCCAGATAAGTTCATCGTCAATCTGGATGATGCCTTTAGCAAGGTTATCTGCTGAACCAATCTTGATAGATAGGTCAGTAGCAGAGATGCCACCGGAGTTAGCCAAGTTAGTAATACGATCTTGGCGCAGGGTGTAACCTTGCAGGTTAGTCTGTACTTCATTAACCAGTTGGCTGAATGTTGCCATCTATTTTCCCTCGGTAGTATTCCACATTGCTTTGTAATCTTTCATCGTTAGGCGATATCTCTAGCGCCTTAACTCCGTGCTTCAGTGCTGTTTCAAAATCTCCTAGTTGCCACGCACTGACTGCAACTAAGTCATCTGCCATATGTCCCCACGCCCACGCTTCGGCTAAGAACTCCATCGGCTTTGTGTCGTAGTCCAGTGCAGCCTTTGCTACAAGGTGGCACTCATCCCAGTCTTTACGCAGGTAGTAATAGTTTGCTAGCGCTAGATATGATTCACGACTAGGCCATTCTTCAATGGACTTCATAAACCAATCTTCTGCCTTATCAGGTTCTGCTTGCCCTAGTATTCGACAAGCTGCGCTACGCTCTTGCTGAAAGATTGACTTCTCTAAATACTGCTTGAGTATTTCAGTACATCTATCAAACTGCTTGTAGTAGGACAGTTCTCGTCCTAAGTAGTACAAGTTTCTAGCGTCAGGGTTTTCCTTGACTGCCATCTCTAGTAGCGGTAAGTACTGTGCCCTAGATGTTTCCTTGTTTTGGTGATGATGTACTTCAAAGCCTTGGATAAACTCAGACTTTTCAACTTCTGTTGAGTACCAGTGTGGTACTTCGTGTATTGGGTAATGCCATCTGATACCAAATCTGCGGTGTACCTTAAAACCATTAAACTCTGTAGCTACAGATCCATCTTCATTGAATGCTTCAATGCGGCGATAGGTTGGTCTATCAATTCTTGCTTCGTGCGCTTTCTCTAAAGCCTCACGCCAACCTGGTGCAAGCACTTCATCTGCATCCAACGCTACGCAGTAATCAACATCTGCTGGTACTAGATTCAGCGACGCATTTCTCGCGTCATCAAACCTAAAGGGATTGAGAGCAATCTGATGGACCGTGATACCAAGACTTCTAGCAAGCTCAACTGTGTTGTCGGTTGACCCTGTGTCTGTGAGGATGTGGTAGTCAGCATCTCTGGTTGATTCATACCAGCGCTCAACTGTTTTCTCCTCATTCCGACAAATGGTATATATAGCAATTTTCATTGCTAAAGTCTACATTCCACCCAACATTAAGATACCGGGCAACGCCGTAGCGTCTGCACCTGCAGGTCCTGTAGGGCCAGTGGGTCCAGTTGAGCCAGTTGAGCCAGTGGCTCCCGTTGCACCAGTAGCGCCTTGCGTACCTTGTGAACCCTGTGGTCCGGTAGCGCCTTGTGGCCCTGTCGGTCCTGTCGGACCTTGTGCGCCAGTAGCACCGGTAGCACCAGTCGGACCTGTTGGACCCTGAATACCCTGTGATCCAGTTGCACCCGTAGCACCCGTAGCACCCGTAGCACCGGTAGAACCGGTAGCACCTGTTGCTCCTGATGCACCCGTTGCACCTGTTGGGCCTTGCGGTCCGGTAGGGCCAGTTGCACCCGTAGCACCTGTAGGACCAGAAGGGCCTACTCCACCTGACTGAGCAAAGGTAATGTTATCTGTACCGATGATGATGTAGCCACCAGTTCCAGTACCAACATTGTTTTGAATCCAGTTAGTAGCAGCATTGACAGTACCAGTAGTTACGAAGAGGAAGTCTCCATACTCAACTTGGTTAGCAATCGAATCGTTAAAGTCTGATGAACGTGTAAGGATAAACGGAGTACCAGCACCACCCTGCTGAGTAACTACATAGATACCATTTTGAGTAGCAGTAGTCTGATTCTTAACAAGGATTCTATCGTTAGTATTAACATTGTTTCCATCAATGGATAAGCGTCCGTTTGCTGTACCAGTAAGTGTGGCACCAATTCCATAGCCACCATTTTGATCTAGTGTTCCAGCAGTATAGGTAGCACTTAGATTTGCTGTTGTAGCAAGGCGAGCTGATGAGTGGACGTTGTTAGAAGATACTGGACCTGTCGCTCCAGTTGCTCCTGTAGGTCCAGTTGGACCTGTAGAACCTGTGGCACCCGTAGGTCCAGTTGGACCTTGGATACCTTGTGAGCCTGTAGCGCCTGTTGCGCCAGTGGCACCAGTAGAGCCTGTTGCTCCAGTAGGCCCTGTAGGGCCTGTAGCGCCCGTAGAGCCTGTACTACCAGTTGCTCCAGTAGAACCTGTAGGTCCTTGAATTCCCTGCGCTCCTTGAGGTCCTGTAGCGCCTTGCGCTCCAGTAGGTCCAGTTAAGCCTGTGGCTCCGGTTGGTCCTTGTGCTCCAGTCGGTCCGGTGGCTCCGGTACTACCAGTTGGTCCAGTTGGGCCAGTAATTCCTTGAGGTCCAGTTGCCCCTGTCGCTCCCGTTGGGCCTGTGCTTCCAGTATTACCTGTAGGTCCAGTCGCTCCTTGCGCACCCGTTGCTCCTGTCGATCCTGTAGAACCTGTAGGTCCTGTGCTTCCTGTTGCACCTGTTGGTCCGATAGGACCTGTTGGGCCTGTAGTACCAGTAGAGCCAGTCGGTCCTGTAGGACCTGTAACTCCTGGAATACCTTGCGGTCCCTGATCTGCTGAAAAGACTACAGATGTCTGCGGTTGAGCAGACTCAATAATGATGATTGTATCGGCCATTAGACAGTAACTCCAATCGGTACTAGGAACTTACCTTCTAATAATCTGATTGTTGTACTGCCTGTGTATAGTACAAAGTCATAGGCATATGTCTCTGGAACGATATTAGTTTCTGTTGCAGTAAATGTAACTGTGATAACAGATGTTGTGGTGTTAATGCTGATCTTGCCATTGGCTGTAGTGGCAAGCAAAGTTGTTGTACTAGAACCTGCGAACGGGCGTACAGTCATAGTTGCTGTGTAGCCTGTGAGGTTCCAGTTAGTTCCACCAGTTTGTGGACGGAATGCAAATGTAAATGTTGTAGCTTGTGGTGCTACAAGGTTATAGGTAGCCGTCAATTAGCCACCTCGCGCAGCGCTGCTGCAGGTTCAAGCTGAGTTGTACCAGCAAGTGAGTTGCAGACTCCTGCTAGGTCTAGCATTAGAGCGCGGTTAGTAACACCATTGATGTAGTTAAGAACTCCAACAAGGTCTGTTACCTGACCGGCAAGACTGATGCTTTTAGCTGCAGCCCAAGCCTGTGCTGCTCCCGCTTGGTCTTTGTAATCCTGACGTGCAGGATAGGTGCCACCGTTTGCAAGACGATTCAATTCGTCATTAAGAGTTGATCCGTATGTACCGTATGACACCTATGCCTCACTTCTTCTTATTTTTATTGCGAGCAGATATTGCTGCCGCTTTCTTTTTAGCATCAGCTTTGCTAGATGCACCCCACGCTTGTAGCGATAACAGCAAGCGAGTTGGTTCCCCATTAGGCTTGCGCTCAGGTCCTGCAGAGTTACCCATACGAGCAAGGAATGATGCTCTGCGTGGGTTATCTCCAGACTTAACTGGCGGCTTTAGGTTATGTCCTTCTGCTTTAGCAGATGCACGACCTGCTGCGTTAAGTCCACCCTTTGGGTTTTGACCTTTTTTAGTTTGCCAAGCTGGAGAAGCCATTACTTTACTTTCTTTTTAATACCCTTGATAATCTTCTTATCAATAGCGTTATCTTGATCCTGAAACTTAACCTTCTTGTGCTTCTTATCTTGCGCTTCAAAGGCTTTCTTTTGGGCAGGGGATAGTTTTGCAACCATCTTCTTATCTACCTTAGCGTCACCCTTTTCAGTATAAAGCTGACGAGCCATTAGCCCATCTTCTTCTTCATACCAGAAACCTTCTTAAGGTTTGGATTGGCCTTGACTGCAGCCGGGGAAGCTTTCCTCGCACCCGCAGCAACTATTGCACCCGCACGTTCCATTGAGACACCTTGCTTTGCAGCAACTTTCTTTGCTACCGCCTTGAATCCTGGATGCTTCTTCATTATTCAATCTCCGTCTTTTCGGTAAGTTCGTTTGTGTATCCCATTTCGTTTGCCGGAGCACCCGTCTCAATGTCATCGTATGTTGCATAACCGCAACCACATACGGCGCACATTACTTGCTCACCGACTTCTTACCAGCAGCGAATGTCGCTGTATTTCCCTTAGTCATAGCTGTCTGTCCACCAGCAGGCATTGAAGGAGTGATCCCACCCTTGTTTACTCTGTCGAATGGAACAAAGTCAGTTGACTGCGCTTTGTCGCCTGTATCTGCCATTTGTTTCTCCTTTATAGTTTGTTGCCATCAAAGGCAACACCTGTGTCATTGCTGAGTCGGACTGCAGCATCGATATCTTTTTGCTTAGTAGATACCGGTTCGATTCCTTGACGGATTGCGTCATAGTAGGAACCTAATTCTTTATCGTGTGCTTTGGCTGTAGGAATGCCATCGTTGCGTGCTGCTCCTACAGATAGTTGAAGGCCACTAATCTTGCAACCGAAACAACCATCTACTTCTACTGGGTGTATCTCTCTGCGGTGCTTACTCATACTATTGGACTCACATAATCTCCATAGCCTGCAGCAATAAGGATTGCTGCCTGCGCATCTGTAATTGTTTGTGTATGCCCACCTAGTATATAAAAGTCTGCATCTGCCAAGGTGTCCTGATATGGATACAGGGTTGCCTCAACGCTACCGTTCTTTACAATAAGAGTTACACCACGAGCGATGTCAGTAAGGAATGGGTTAATAGCACCAGTAGTTGTACCACCAGTAATACGACGCTGTGATAGGCGTGTGTATTTATCTGGCCAAGGTTCTGATGCACCCCAGGTTTGGTACTCCCAAGGTGTTGTTGCCGTGTATGCCATTAGTTCTCCTTAGTGAACTTACTGATGAGGCTAGGTTGCCCTAGCCCCACCCGTCAATCAACTAAAGTTGATTATCCGTTTGTCGC